CGCGCTGCGGCCGCACGCTCTGCGGACATTCCGATCACGAGTTTCTCGGCTCTGCGTGGGCCAAGCAAGTTTCGGCTGCTTTCCCCCTCCCCGCAGCCGGGACCGACGCGGCTGGCGTGCGCTGCGCCAGCCGCCGAGGACCCCTCTCACCCGGAGCATCGAAATGACCCGCCTGCTCGCCGTCCTGTCGGTCCCGTGGGCCGTCGCACAGTTTCTCGACAGCGCGATCGCGGCCCTTCGCGGGCGCACGCAAACGCAGCTTGTCGATGATCTCGGCGATGTGTCGGGGTTCGTCCATTGCGGGGCCACGACTAATGGCTGAGCCGGGCACTGTCGTTGCTGCACCGCAGCGCTTAACCAAACTCCAGTTACACGCCAAGCTGATGGTCGGCTGGTCGCGACTGATCGCTAGAATGGGCCGTGGTCGCTTCGCCGATATGCTGGAGATCAGCGGCGAGGGCGTTGCCAAGCAGTTGGCCGGCTCAATGCCGCGGTTCGAACAGATCGATCGCGCATTCGACGAGGACGACACGATCCTCGACGAATGGCTGATGCACAAACGCAAGCGGATCGTCGACGAGGACGCCATTTGCGACACCGACGATGCTGCGCTGCTGATGTCGAGGCTCCTCGAGCGCCTGCTGGCGGCGCAGCATCCGGATAGCCCCGGCGGCCGGCGCATAGTTGGCCCAGAGATCATGGATATGGAGGATCTCCTTCGGGAGGTTCACCGTCTGACCGGCAACCTGCTGGAGGAAGGCGCGCGCTATCGCGGCCTTCGGAGCGTCGCATAATGGGTCGCCCGCTCACGCAGGCCACCATCGACCGTCTGCGCCGACTCTGTGATGTTCACACGATGACCGCGGCTGCGGAGATCGTCGGGGTCAATCGGCGGTCCATCACCGATGCGAAGGCTCGTGGCTGGAAGGCGGCCTATCAAGATCACCGGCAGCGCCCATCCGATTTCACGCTGTTGTGCGACACGATGACGATCGACGAGCTGCGAAAGCATTACCGGGCCAGCGATCACACGGTGCGCCGTTGGGCTGATGAAGTGGGCCGCAAGCGCTCCAAGCGGGGCGGCAACAAGCGTCGAGCGATCCCGGCCGACCTGGCTCAGATCGTTGCCGACCTCGGTCCGTACGGCGCAGCGACCCATTACGGCGTCAGCTACGGTACCGTGAAGATCTGGCGGAAGAAGTGCGGCCTGCCCGTGTCGTGGAGCCGCCGCCCGAAGGTCAACGCCGCGCCGACCCAGATCGGATGGGCTGATCGGTATTTCCAGCAGCAGAGGGAAGCACGGTGATGCTCGATATGCTCCAGACCGTGACGTCGATCGTCGCCGTTGCCGTCGCGACCTTCTCACTCACCCGGTGGAAGACGGAGCAAGCGCGCGCGGACCGGCTCGATGTCGAATGCGGCCGGCATGTCGACCGGCTGGCGATCGCGGCGCACGAGATCGGCAAGCTGAAGGGCAACGCCGAAGTGTCTGCCCGCATCGCCAAGCCCGGTCCGAGCCGTCGCGCAAAGGATCAGCAGGCATTTGCGGCCATGCGCGCCGCGAGGTCCGCACAACTGCGCGGCGAGGCGCCGGCCGAATGACGCTACCCTGCTCCGTCCAACTCATGCGCTATCTGTCCGCGCGTCGCTCCGGCCTGACCATGATGTCGTCGGCCGTGTTTGCGCCGATGGGAATCGGTGAGGCCCGGCTGCACGACGACGCGGAGCGCGCCGGCGAATACGCGCACATCGACACTTCAGAGATGCCCCACCCGAACCTTGAGCAGCCGACCGAGGCGGCGGCTGTCGACAAGGCCATCCAGCGCGAGAGCGTCAACGGGGACGGGACAGGGGGCTCCTATGACTCCCCGATGGATGGCCCTGCCTCACCCTCAACAGCACCGGAGAAAATGAACATGGCTCGTAGGCGCACCCCCAAGGTGGAACAGGTCCAGCAGGTCATCGCGCCTGACTTCGATCTGGCCGTGAAGATCTACCACAACGACATCAAGTCCGCGCAGTCGAAGGTCGGCGAATTCTCGCAGGAGATGTCGACCGCCTACAAGGAGATCAAGAAGCGGGCGAATATCCAGCCCCAGGCCGCCAAGCTGGCGTTCAAGCTGGATGCCATGGAGGAGAGCAAGCGCGACGACTACCTGCGCTCGCTGAAGGGCCTGCTGCTCCGCCTGAAGATCTTCATGCCCAACGATCTCGTCGATGTCGCCGAGGGCAAGGGCGCGACGGCCGAGGACGTCATCCCGGTGGGCGAGCCCAAGGCGCCCCAGCTCGCTACCGTTCCGGCGATGCACTGAGCCATGCGGATCCTCGCCCTCGACCTCTCCAAACGCTCCGCCGGCTGGGCCTGCTGGGGCCCTGACGATGGCGTCGCCGCGTCGGGGGCGTGGACCCTTGGTTCCGAGTTCACATCGAAGGGCCGCACCTTCGCCAAGCTCCACGAGGAGATGAGCGCCCTGCATGCGGTCGGCCCGATCGACCACATCTTCTACGAGCGCCCGCTGAACCTCGGGCCTGACAACGGCCATACCAACGCCGACACGCTGAACGTGCTGATCGGCCTTGCCATGCATGCGGAGAGTTGGGGCGAAGCGATGGGCTGCCGGCTTATCCGCGATGTCCATGCCGCGACGTGGCGCTCGTTCTTCCTCGGCCGCATGCCGCGCGCGACCAAGAGCGCCGATCTCAAGATGTACGCCATGTCGCGGGCCCGGCAGCTTGGGTTCAAGCCGCTGAAGCACGATCAGGCGGAGGCCATCGGCATCCTCGATTTCGCGTGCGAGCAGATGGGCATCATGCCGCCGTGGCGCGCGGGTGAGGTGCTGCGGCCGCAGCTGGCAGGTGCGGCATGATCGCTCCCGACTTCATCATCAGCACCGGCGCGTTTCCCGGCGCAAACCTCAGCAAGCCCGGCCATTGGGGCAACAGGCCATTCGCGAACATCGAGGACGCGGAGAAGGAGGCGCTGCGGCAGAATCCCGGCGCCCGGATCGCGCGTGAGCATATTCGCGTCCGCACGAGGATGTTTCGGTGAGCGCGCAGATCATCCCGTTCGATCCGCACGCACCACGGCGCTTGCCTATGGACGTACAGGCCGCATGGGACGCTTTCGATGCAGCGGCTCAGCGCATGCAGGCGCTCCGGGACGATCCCAATTCCACCTCCAGCCAGCGGCGGGATGCTATGCTGCGCGCGCTGACCCTCCAACGCGCCTTCGTCGTGGCATCGGAGCGTCTATGAGCACTGCCTTGGTTCCGGTCGACCACGACGACGGCGCATCTGCCCTTAATAACCGTGAGGCCGAGTTCTCGCTGCTCTGCACGTTGATCCGCGACCGCAGCGCCTTGGAGATGTGCGCCGATCGCCTGACCCAAGATGATTTCTCCGACCCGTTCCTCGGTCGCATGTTCCTCCTGATGGTGCACGAGGTGTCGGCTGGCCGCACGGTCAACCCGATCACGCTGAGGCCCATGCTGGAGGAAGATCCCAGCTTCGCTCACTTTGGCGGCCCCCAGGCGCTGTTCGAGATGGGAGCGGATTCGCTTTCCCTGCTCTACGACTGGAAGGGCTTGCTCTCCGACATCAGTCGCTTCGCAAAGCGGCGTCGGATCATCGCCGCGCTCTACAAGGCCGTCGAGACTGCACACGATGTCTCCGGCACCGACGAAGCACTGATCGACGCCGTAGACGCGGCGGTCGGGGCCGGCGTCGATGGCCACGCCTCCGAGACCGTCAAGAGCGTCGCGGCGTGGGCCCGCGACTACATCGACAACATCGACAGTCCCATGCCCCCCGGCATCCTGTGCAGCCGCGTGACGGGCATCGATCAGGCCATCGGCTCGATACGGAAGGGTGATCTGGTCATTGGCGCCGGCCGGCCCGGCATGGGCAAGACGGCAACCGCCCTCTCCTATGCGATCGGCGCGGCGCAGAACGGCAACGGCACGCTGATCATCAGCCTCGAAATGGGCGCACCCCAGCTTATCGAGCGGATGTTCTCCGACATCAGTCACGAGAGCGGCCAGGGCGTTCCCTACAATTTCATCCGCAATCGCGAGTTGGATCCGTTCCGCAAGCGAGAGGTATGCCGCGCCGCCGAGAGGCTCGGCGAGCTACCCCTGCACATCTGCGATGCGTCCGGCCTCACCATTCCCAAGCTGGAGCGCATGATCCGCCGCTACCGGCGTCGCATGGAGGCTAAGGGGCAATCTCTCGATCTCGTGATCGTCGATTATCTCCAGCTCATGTCCAGCGCGAAGCCGAGGGAAAACAAGACAGCCGAAGTCACGGAGATCAGCAACGGCCTGAAGCGCATCGCGAAGTCGCAGAATGTCGGAATGTTCGTGCTGAGCCAGTTGAGCCGTGAGGTGGAGCGCCGCCCCGACAAGCGCCCGGTCCTCTCTGACCTCCGTGATTCCGGGTCGATCGAGCAAGACGCTGACGCCGTGCTCTTCTTCTTCCGGCTGGAATATTACCTCCGGCAATCCGAACCGCTCGATCACGACAGCGTGGATCATGTGACGTGGCGCGAAAACTTGCAGCGCTGCACCGGCCGCATCGATTTCATCTGCGCCAAGCGGCGGGCCGGCGAGGCCAATGTAACCCGGCATGGGCAGTTCCATGCAGAATATCAGGCGGTGCGTTGATGGCGAAGGAATCCTCTGCGTGGATGCCCCTCTATGTCGGGGACTATCTGGGCGACACGCAGCGTTTAACCACCGAGCAGCATGGGGCCTATCTCCTGCTGATCCTCGACTATTGGCGCAACGGACCCGCGCCCGACGATGACGATGTGCTCCAGCAGATCACGAAGCTCGATCGCTTGGCCTGGAAACGGCACCGGCCGGCTCTAGCCCGCATGTTCAAGATCGATGGCGGAGAGTGGCATCACAAGCGGATCGATAAGGAATTGGCCTCGGCGGCAGACAATGCCGAGCGGCGGTCGAGCAAGGCCCGAGCAGCTGCCCAAGCACGCTGGACGGATGCTCCAAGCAATGCCCAGAGCAATGCTACGGGCAATGCCGCAAGCACTGCTCCAAGCAATGCACCAAGCATGCCCGAAGCAATGCTTGGAGGATGCCCGCCACAATCACCCAGTTCCGATACTAGCGTATCGGCGGATTTTGCTCCGAAACTCGATCTCGACGATCGCCCTGCCGAACCCGCTCCCGACCCTGTGAAAGCCCTGTTCGATGCTGGCGTCAGCCTGCTCACCGAGGCAGGGTCGTCGCCGACGCAGGCCAGATCGCTGATCGGGAAGTGGCGGCAGGCCCACGGCGATGAGGCGGTGATGGGCGGGATCGTCGCTGCGCGGCGCCAGGCTGTGTCCGATCCTCGATCGTGGATCACCCAGCGGCTTCGTGCTCGGGTCAACACCGAAGATCCGAACGAAACGCTTTACCGATTGGCAGCCCGGTACTGATGGCCAAGCCGGTCATCTCCACCGGATACCGGCCCATGCCGCGGGATTTTCCCGATGCGTTCGCTCGCGTCGGTTGGGAGGGAATTGAAGACGAGATGCGGTCCCACAAACGAGCGATCCTCCGCTGGTGCGAAGAATACGGCTACGACCGGTTGAAGATCATGCGGCGCGAGTACCTAGAGGCGCATTACGCCAAGCGCGGGCATCGCATCCCCGGCAGGCGCCCGACTTCGACCGCCGGCCGCTACGTGATGGGGCTGCGTCGGAAGATCGTCTGGCCGAGCCGGCAGCCCCGGTTCTGGGATTTCGATCTGCTGACCGCTGAGCGGTTGGATCGTCCGTCAGTGAAGGCGCAGATGCTCGCCAGCGCCGCGCCGATCGTGGATGTAGATCAGCCGATGTTGCCGGGGGTGGAGTGATGGCTGGCCCGCTGAAGAACGCCCGGCATGAGCGGTTCGCGCAGGAGATCGCCAAGGGTCTGTCGCTGGAGGATGCATATGCTTCCGCCGGCTTTTCGCCGAGCCGATCAAATGCCCATCGGCTGAGAACGAATGAGAACGTCGCCGCGCGCGTCATCGAACTGCAAACAGACATCGCCGTCGTGTCGAAGATCGACGCGGCGTGGGTGCTGACCCAAGCGGTAGATCTCCACAAAAAGGCAAAGGAAGCAGGCGCTTATGCACCCGCCGCTCGCGCGCTCGAATTGGTGGGCAAGCATGTCGAGGTGCAGGCATTCAAGGAGCGGATCGAGCACGGCGGCCTGATCGAATATCGCAACCTCTCCGACGACGAGATCAGCGCGCGGATCGCCGCGCATGAAGCGACCCGTGCAAGCCGCCCTACAGCTCACTGATCGCGAATATCTGGCCCTGTTGGATGAGCGGGCGCGCCGCGAGGATCTGCGCCGGCTTGAAGCCGAGCGTCAGCGGCGCATCGACAACGCCGAGTCCATCCGCCAGCGCTGCACACGGCTGTCGGGCTTCGTTCGCGAGGCGTGGAGCGTGCTGGAGCCGTCCAATCCCTACATCCACGGCTGGCACGTCGACGCGATCTGCGAGCACCTGGAGGCGATCACCGACGGGCAGATCACCCGGCTGCTCATTAACATTCCCCCCGGCACGATGAAGTCGCTGCTGACCGGCGTGTTCTGGCCAGCATGGGAGTGGGGTCCGGCCGGCAAGCCATCGATGAGGTACATCGGATCGAGCTATTCCGAGGACTATGCCAAGCGCGACAACGGCCGCATGCGCGATCTTGTCACCAGCGAATGGTATCAGGCACTATGGCCAACCACGTTGGTCCGGTCCGGCGAAATGTCGTTCAGCAACACCGCGACCGGCTTCCGGCAGGGAAAGCCATTCTCGCGCCTGACCGGCGGTCGTGGTGATCGCGTCATCATCGACGATCCGCATAGCGTTGATGGCGCCGACTCCGAGACGGAGCGGAACGGCACGATCAAGACGTTCCGGGAATCGGTGCCAACACGACTGACCAACCCGTCGAAGTCGGCGATCGTCGTCGTGATGCAGCGTCTCCACGAAAGCGACGTCAGCGGCACGATCCTGGCGCTGAAGCTCGGCTACGACCACCTGATGCTGCCGATGGAGTTCGAGCCAGACCGGGCTTGCCGGACCTCGATCGGGTTCAGCGACCCGCGCACCTACGAGGGCGAACTGCTGTTCCCCGAACGCTTTCCGCGCGAGGTGGTGGATCGCGACAAGATACCGATGGGCAGCTATGCGGTCGCTGGCCAGTTCCAGCAACGGCCATCGCCGCGATCGGGCGGCATGTTCCAGCGCGGCGACTTCACGATCGTGGATGCCGTGCCTGCCGGCGCCAAGCGTGTGCGCGCATGGGATTTCGCGGCGTCCACCGTGAAGGCGGGGAAGCAGCCGGATTGGACCGTTGGACTTCGCATGGCCTATGTGGGCGGCATCTTCTACGTCGAGGACGTCGTGCGCGGCCAGTGGTCGCCCGGCCAGGTCGAGTCGACGCTGAAGAACACCGCCAGCCAAGACGGAACCGACGTCACGATCCGGATGCCGCAAGATCCAGCCGCCGCGGGCAAGGCTGACGCGGCGACCAAGCTGAAGTTGCTCGCGGGATATGCGGCGTTCGCCAAGCCGGTGACGGGTGAGAAGGCCCTGCGCGCGAAGCCCGCATCCGCGCAATCCGAGGCAGGGAACGTCAAGCTGCTGCGCGGCGCATGGAATGAAGCGTTTCTCGACGAGGTTTGTGGCTTCCCCAGCGCGCGCTTCGACGACCAGGTGGACGCTTTTGCCGATGCGCTGAACGAGCTGGCGCTGGAGCCCGACGGCTACGATCTGGCGGCGCTGCTCGGATAGATCGGCCGCAATCACGGCCTCCGCCGCTCTCCATCATGCGCGCCATGGCCGATTTCAGCGCGCGCATTGGGAATGTCCGGTTCAAGGACGGGCTGGCCAACCTTGTCAGCGGCGCCGGAACCACCGCCGACAAGCGCATGCACGCCTTCTACACGCGCCCGTTCATCCTGCCGGAGCAGATCGAGGCGTCCTATCGATCGTCGTGGATGATGCGGAAGGGCATCGACTTGCCCCCGTTCGATATGACCCGCAACGGCCGCGACTGGCAGCTGGACGAGGCCGACGTCGACAAGGTGGAGGCTGAGGAAAAGCGGCTCGGGCTGTGGCGTAAGCTGCGTCAGGCGCTCGTTCTCGGCCGTCTCGGCGGCGGCCTCATCATTATGGGCGTAGGCAACGAGGATCCGACCCAGCCGCTCGGCACCAGCAAACGCGGCGTCGGATCGCTGCGGTATCTGCACGTCATGAACCGTTGGCAGGTGTCGCTCGGCCAGATCGTCATGGACCCGGCCGATGACCTGTTCGGCCAGCCCGCCTATTTCCAGATCAACTATGGCGCAGGCAATAGCCGGGGGCTGGTGCAGATCCACCCGAGCCGCGTCGTTGCCTTCCGTGGCCGCCAGAACCCCAACCTGCACGGCACGGCCGGCGATGACTGGTTCTGGGGCGATCCGCTCATGCTGACCGTCGCGGACGCGGTGAAGAATGCCGAGGCGGCCATGAATGGGTTCGGGTCGCTGATCGACGAGGCGAAGGTGGATACCGTCTCGATCCCTGGCCTCATCAACCTTCTGTCGACGACCGAAGGCGAGGCGCTGGTGACCAGGCGCGTCACGGTCGCGAATTCGCTGAAATCGATCCACAACACCCGCATCCTCGACGGCGGCAAGGGCAAGGATGTGCCCGGGGAGACGTGGGAAACACGGCAGGTCGCATGGACCGGCATGCCCGATATGATCCGGGTCTATTGCGCGGGCGTGGCGGGCGCCTTCGACATCCCCGCGACCCGGTTCCTCGGCAAGTCGCCCGACGGCATGAACGCTACCGGCACCGGCGACGAGGCGAATTACATCGCCAAGATCCGCGCCGACCAGAACGCCGATCTGCGGCCGGCGCTGGACCAGATCGACGCGGTGCTGCTGCCATCGGCCGGCGTGACGCTCACCGCGCAGGCGAACTACGACTTCCCGCCGCTCCAGGAGATGTCCGAACTGGACGAGGCGACGGCGTTCATGAACACCATGACCGCGATCACCGCGCTTCAGACGACGGCCGCCATCCCGACGATCGCGTTCGAGAAAGCGCTTCAGCACACCGCCGTCGAGCGCGGATGGCTGGAAGGGCTCGACGGCGCGCTGGCGGAGGTGCCCGAGGGCGAACGCTTCCCGTCGCTCACCGCGCCCGATCCCGAGACCGATGACGATCCGTCTGCGTTGCAGGCGCCCGATGCCACTAACCCGGCGAAAGGAGGTGATCCCGCTCCATCTGCCGGCGTCGCGGGGCAGCCACAGGCCAAGCCCCGCCGCCGTGCCGCGAACGATGCGCGCTTCACCGACGCCACGCCGCAGACGCTCTATGTTTCGCGCAAGCTCCTGAACGCCGCAGATTTCATCAAGTGGGCGAAGGCGCAGGGCTTCACCAGCACCGCCCCGGCCGACGAACTGCACGTCACGGTCGCGTTCTCGCGCCAGGCCGTCGACTGGATGACGATCGGGCAGGATTGGAGCAGCGATGCCAGTGGCAACCTGACCGTTCCGGCCGGCGGCGCGCGCATCGTGCAGCCGCTTGGCGACAAGGGTGCGGTGGTGCTGCTGTTCTCCAGCAACGATCTGACCTATCGGCACGACTGCATCATCGAGGCCGGCGCGTCGCACGATTTCGACGAGTACCAGCCGCACGTCACCATCACCTACGCCGCGCCGGCCGACTTCGATCTGTCGAAGGTCCAGCCGTACGTCGGCCCGCTGAAGTTCGGGCCGGAGCTGTTCGCGCAGGTGAAGGACAACTGGCAGAACGGAGTGACCGAGGAATGACCCTCTCCACCTACCTCCGCAATCTCTGGTCCGCTTTGCTCGGCGCCGATCATGCGATCCTCGTCGAGCTCAAACAGGTTCGCGACGACATTTGCGCGGACAACGCAGCCACCCGAAAGGAAATCCACATGGCGACCGACGCCTTCAATCGACTCTCTGGCCTGATCGACCAGGCCATTACCAAGATTCAGACGCCGCCCGTCGAGGGCACGTCGGATGCGGATATCAATACGCTGTCCGACAAGCTCGACACCGTGCTGAACCCGCCGCTGGCGCAGACGGTAGATCCGACCACCGGCCTGCCCGTCGCCGGCTGATCCTCTGGGCGCGGTGGCCTCGACTGCCGCGCCCACCTTTTCGGAAGCTTTATGCCCTACATCACCAGACCAGCGGCGGAACCTCGTGGCAGCGACGAATGGTGGGATTGCGGCCCACTCCTACCCAACTTGCACGTTGACGGCGCGAAGGAAGTCGACACCGGCTTGGTGGACTTGCACGGCCACAAGATCATGCGAACCCAGCCCCCGATCGGCTTCGGCCGGGAAAGCGAGCATTGATTCGTGGCATCCGCCCCGCCCAATACCGACGCGAACCAAGGCAGCGACCGGACCCAAGAGGCCGCAGCGCTGGCGCTCCTGCTGGCATCGTTCCGCAATCCGACCAGCACCGCCCGCTACAACCTGCCCGCGCTGGTGCGGCAGCAGCGGATCAAGTCCCGCCGGTTCGCCCAGATCAGGCCCACGAATGCGCTGAAGGCTGACCTCGCCGCTCCGTATTTCGACATCACCCGCAGCTGGGCAGCCGAGATCGATCAGCTGATCTCCGCCTACGAGGCCGGCGGCGCGGTCGCGATCCAAGCCCAGCTCGGCATCAGCGCCGATCGCGTCGCCCAGATCGTGCAGATGGCCCAGCGCCGTTTTCCCGGCATCGTCCAGCGCGTCGAGCAATGGCACCGCGCGCAGTGGAACACCCGCGTGAAGGCCAGCACCGGTCTCGACGTCTCGATGTTCACCCAGCTGACCGACGTCACAAGCGACATGCAGGCCACGACCGCGTGGAACAGCGCGCTTGCCGATGATCTGCACCAGCAGACCAAGAGCCGGATCACCACGGCGCTGCTTGCCGGCGCGGCGGCATCGGTGCCAGCCAGCGAGATCAAGGCGCGGATCCAGGAGGCGATCGCCAAGGCGAAGAAGCGCTCCGCCGGCATCGGTGACGATCAAGTCGATAAGCTCAGCCGGGCGATGGATCGGAGCCGGCGGGCGGCGGCCAGCGTGACCAGCTTCATTTGGCACCACACGGCGCAGAAGCATCCGCGCGATTGGCACAAGGCTCGTGATGGCCAGACCTTCAATGAGGAGACGGCACCCGAGCCGAGCGATCGGGCTGGAGTGCCGCCGTTCTGCAAGTGCTGGGAAGAGGCGGTACTTGGTTAGCTCTTGGCTTGCTGCACCTTAACGAGAGCCTCCAGTGCAACCGCGACGCGCTCAAGGGCTCGGCGATTGCCGCTCAGTTCAGTATGAATGCGCTGGAGATGCCCGTTCAGAACGTTGCTTTGACCGATGTCCATTCATCTTCCCCTATTGGTCACGCGCGACTCGCGTGGTAGTTTCCCCCATGGCTGACATAGACTTCTACGCCGCGAAGATCGGCGATATTTGCAACCAAAATGGCGACATTCGCGGCCAAGAGATTGCGCATGGATCGCTCATCATCTCGTCTGGCGCGACGTTCGTCAGCCGAGCCCAAGCTGAGATTGCAGCACGGTATGGGTGGCTACCCAGCGGGCGAATGCGGGATGGCATGGTCGAGATCGAGCGCGTGCAGCAACATTAATCGGCCGTAATCGCAACCACCTCGGGCCGCCAATGTGCGGCCCATGTTGTTTCACGACCGCCTCTTCATCGATGGACCGGCCCGCCTGACCAAGGAGGGGCATCTGGTCGCGACCGCGCGGGTCGCCAAGGCGAATAACATTCAGGACTATATGCCGTCTGAGCTGGGCATGGCGCCCAAAGCCGATGGCTCGCCCTATCGCATCTTCCGATCCGAGGCTGAGGTGTTCGCCAAGGACGCCGTTTCCAGTGCAGCGCACCGCCCGGTGACAATCGATCACCCGAAGGAAGACGTCAGCGCCGCCAATTGGAAGACGCTCGCGGTAGGTGACACCGGCGGCGAGGTGCTGCGCGACGGTGATTTCCTGCGCATCCCGATCATGGTCATGGACGCCAAGGGCGTGAAGGCCGCGCGGACTACCCATCAGGAATTCAGCCTCGGCTACTCGGCCGACCTCGACATGACGCCGGGCAAGTTCGGCGATGCCGAATACGACGGCTCGATGCGCGACATCCGCGTCAATCACCTCGCGCTCTGCGGCACGGCCCGCGGCGGTTCCGAGCTTCGCATCGTGGACGAGCGCCCTGCCCATCTTCGCGACGACTTCAACCCGGAGAAAACGACCATGAAGATCAAGATCGGCGACGCCGAAGTCGACCTGAGCGACGGCGCCGCCGTGGCTCTTGCGGTCGGCACCCTGAATGCGAACCTCGCGGACAGCCAGAAGCAGGTGGGCACGCTCACAGGCGAGCTGGCGACCGCCAAGACCACGATCGAAGCCCGCGACGGCGAGATCGTGGTGCTGAAGCAGAACGTCGCCGACGCCGCGATCACCCCGGAGAAGCTTCAGGCGCTAGCCGATGCCCGCGCCAAGGTGATCACCGACGCCAAGGCGATCGCCGGCACCGCGCTGGTCGTGGACGGCAAGACGGACGCCGAGATCCGCAAGGCCGCCGTCACCGCTAAGCTGGGCGACGCCAAGGCGAAGGACATGTCCGACGCCGCGGTCGAGGGCGCGTTCCTCGCGCTGGTGCCGGCCAGTGCCGACACGCTCCGCGACGCCATCACGCATCAGCCGATCACCATCGGTGACAGCCGCGTCGCGACCGAGGCCGCCCGCAAGGCGTGGCTCGCCGACAAGGAAAATGCCCATCGCGGTCAGGCCGCCTGAGGAGACACGGACATGGCCGTCGTACAGAACAATTTCGTCCAGGACATTCCCTTCGGCTATCCCGGCATGGAAGCCGACGGCGAGTTGTCCAACATCGAAACCCGGACGCTGGAGGGCGCAACGCCATGCCCGTTCGGCGCGCCCGTCTTCAAGGGCGTCGCGGATCGCGGTTGCTCGCTGACCGTCTCGGCGAATCTCATCGGCTTCGCGATCGCCCACAAGGGCAACGTCGTGACGGCCAACCGCGCCGCCGACGTTTACGCTCCGGGTGACACGCTGCCGGTCAAGAACCGCGGCAAGATCTGGGTCAATTCGACCGTCGCCGCGAACAAGGATGATCCGGTCTATCTGACCTCGGCAGGCGCCGTCACCAACGTCTCGACCAGCAATACGGCAGCAGCCGGCTGGGTCTTTGACGACACCATTGCCGCTGCGGGCGTCGTCCGCATCGTGCGTCGCTAAGGGGGCGAACATGACCAAGCGCGTATTTTTCGACTCCGTTCAGGCGGCTGTTGCCCACATCGTCGCGCAGGATGGCGGTTGCCGATCCTTCATCGACGCGATCAAGGGCGTCGACCTGAACGACGCCCAGCAGGTGAACGCCTTCCTGATGCCCCAGCTGCTCACCGTCGAGCAGGGCATCTACATGATTAAGTACCCGCTGGCCGACTATGCTTCGTATATGCCGGTCGACACGGCGGGCACGATCTGGTCGGCGGGCTCGATCTTCT